AATGTTCAATGATTAATGACTTCTGCTCACTCTTCACTTTTCACTTTTCACTTTTCACTCTTAACTCTTCACTCTTCACTATCTTCCTAAAGGCTGGATTATAGAGGGCTTCTTGGTCGTATTGCTTACGTAGGCGGTAGATGGTCGATGGAGCGCGCCCCAGCAGCAGGCAGAGCTGGGAGACGGTGGCACCCTCTTGGCAGGCTAAGTGCACCAAGAACAGGCGCGCATACAGGTGCTTAGGCACTCGACTGGTCGAACATATCTCCTGTGCCAAACAGCCCGTCAGCCGGCAGACCTTCGTGAGGATTTGCCCAAGACGCTCATGGCTCAGCCCTGCGGGACAACTCGCTGACTCACACGAAGATGACGAGTTCCTTTCCCTCTCTTGCGAAGGACTCTTGGCCTTCTCAAAGGTATAGCGGATGCTACCTCCCAAGGCCTGAACGGTGGTATACAAATGTACAAAAACTTCTCGATAGGATTCCTCTATCGATTCTTCTGGAATGGTAATATAAAGCATTTTTTTAATGATTAATGATCAATGGTTAATGGTTAATTTTTAATGATTAATGCTCACCTGTCAATATAGGCGATTTGCAAATCGCCCCTACAACAGAAGGCAAAAACCCTCATGCTAATATGAAGCAAACTCTACTGAATGATCAATGATTAATAACCTCTACTCACTCTTCACCACATACCCAAGCTCATTCGCTTGGCTACACTTTTCACTCTTCACTTTTCACTCTCCCCTGCACTCTGTTCAAAAAAGTATTTCAAGGCGATTTCTTTTTTCAGGGCGATTTCCTCATAGAGGGAGGCGGAGGGGTTGTATCTGGGTCTGTTCTCTTTACAGAGTTCGAGTCGTTCCTTCTGGTAGCGAGCCTGTAGGAGTTTTTTTTCCTCTGGGGAGAAATCAGGGAGCATGCCCACCTGCCGCATAGCATCGAAGAGCCAAGAGCAGAACAAGGGCATTTGTCCGGTTTGCAAGTACTGCTGCTGCATCTGCTGGGCGAGTGCTTCTATGCGTTCTCGGGAGGGAGGTGCAGGGGGAGTCTCCTCTCGAGGAGTCCTCTCGAGGGAGAGGTGAGGATGGTTTTGGCGTGTTTTCCTAAGCCAAGAGACATACTTGGTGAGTACCTGAGCTATATAGGGTGCATTGATCAGGTTGTAGTGCGCAGTAGCTTCCCCCAGTTCCCCATAGCGCTCGAGCTGGAATGCCTTGTGGAGCTCCTCCAAAGCCAAGTGAGCAAAGCGGCTACAGATAAGGTTGGAGATATCCTCCTTGTTCATGGCATCAATAGTGCCCTTGATACCTATCAAAGCCGCATGCTGAGTGACAATCAGACCAATAGCCATACGGGCTACCGGCTCGGGCTGTTCTCGCAAAGGAGCAAAGTCCCTGAGCTTCTCGACAAAGCCCACGGGAGAAAGCCCATTACCAACCTTGGAGATTTGCGCTAAGAGAAGCTGCGGTTTGTCTTCCTGCCACATAAGTGTTGGCTTGTGTGGTATTGTTGTTAGTCTCTGCGGACAAGATGTTTCCATTTTCATCGATAACTAAGGGTTGAGATTGTTTGTTTTTAGGGAAAGATTGCTGTTTGTTCTCATGGGAGCGCCGTGTTTCCCAGTGTCGTATAGCAGCGCGCCAGTCCTTCATAGGCTGATTCCCCACCCGCCAGCCCTTGGAGGCATAGAAGCTACAGAAGCTCTCAGGGGAGATATCATTGCCGCGCTCCCTACAATAGGCCGCCACTTCTGCAGGAGAGGGAGGGGTAAATGCCTTGACTGAGGATTTTTCTTTTTCTTTTTGCGCGGAATTTTTTTCTTTTTCTTCCTTAAGCGTCTCTACCGAAAGCTCTTCAAAATCAATTTCTTCGATGCCGCTTTTTTTTACACTCGCGCTTTTTTGTTTCTTTTTTTCTAAAAAAGAAAGATCATTATCATTATCATTGTCATTGACATTATCATTATCATTAAGCGATAAATTTTTCGGGGGGCGATTTTTCTTATCGGGGGGCGATTTTTTCATCGCTTGGGCGATATCCTCAGCATCTTCTAAAGAAAGAGCTCCTTTGAGCACTTTCTGATAAAGATCTTTATGCCATCTCTTAAGATTTCCCATGCGCCCACTCACTTTACTTGATACGACTGTTTTATGATACTTATCTTCATCTCTATCAAGGGTTTGTTGTATAAACCCGAAGGCGATTTTTGCCATGGGTGAGAGCGTAGGCGTTTTGCCATTGAGGGCATACTGGGCTACTGCTTGGTATAGTTCGAGCTGAATCTCAGCGGGTAATTGCTCCATTACGTTGAGCCAATCACGATAAAATACAAATGAATCCTTCATAATAATCAATGTTCAATGACTAACGATTAATGATCAATGAGTAATGAGTAACAGACTACTAATCGACATTAAAAACGTTGCAAAATTACAACATTTTAAAGCCGAAAACAAGAGATTTAACATATAAGAGGGCAGCGGAGAGTGAAGAGTGAAGAGCGAAGAGTGAAGAATGAAGAACGAAGAGTGAAAAGTGAAAAGTGAAGAGTGAGCAGAGGTCATCAATCATTAATCATTGACATGTTAGCGCGAGGGTTTTGTATCCTGCTGTAGGGGCGATTTGCAAATCGCCCATGCCCTCATTGTCAGCGAGCAGTAAGCAGAGATCATTGATCATTAATCATTGACATGTTAGCACGAGGATTTTGTATCCTGCTGTAGGGGTGATTTGCAAATCGCCCATGCCCTCATTGTCAGCGAGCAGTAAGCAGAGGTCAGGGAGCAGAAATCATTAATCATTGACATATTAGCACGAGGGTTTTGTATCCTGCTGTAGGGGCGATTTGCAAATCGCCCATGCCCTGCATTGACAGTGAGCGGTAAGCAGAGGAAGTTAAATAGAAAAAATCGATAGTGGGATAGAAAAAAATAATAAAAATCTATTGGTCGAAGAAGAAAATCGCCCTACCTTTGCACCGTCAAAGAAACAAAAAGATAAATTGTTTTTCATATATTAGATTTTGTGGTTAGAATTGGTAAAAGAGAGCTTGCGCTCTCTTTTATTTTTTACCGCTCACTCAGCCTAAAGTCTTGCACTTTCATGGGAACACGTTCGGGGTCGTTGGTATTGGCGCGGAAGGTGACAGGCTCGGAGCTCTTGTAGCCTGAAGCACTCGCCTGTAGGGTATAGTTATGATCTACTTGTAGCACTACTGTATACCCCCCTTGAGTATTGCTTGGAAGGGAAGTGACGCCGCCACTACACTCCCCCCTACTATTGCAGTAAGCAACCCTGCAAAAAATAACTTTTTCATATTTATTACATTTATTTTTCTGATTTACAGGGCAAATATAAAATTTTTTTCACTGTTTATTGACTTTATTTTGTTAATTGTATTTATTTTAACAATTTTTCAGAGTCTAAAAACAAAACTTACTACACACCCGTCAACATGGGGAAAAAACACACGCAAACAAATCCATACCATGCCCATGATGCTTTTTTTTGTGTACTTACATGGATATTTACACGTATTTACATGATATTTGCCAACGTTCGGATAACACACGCGTAGGGGCGAATTGAAATGTGGGCGAATTGCAATTCGCCCCTACAACACACACAAACATATTCATACCATGCCCGTAATGTTTTTTGTGTATTTACATGCATATTTGCGAACGTCCAGAAAACACACGCGTAGGGGCGAATTGTAATTCGCCCTTCCACATGGGGGCAATTGAAAACATGGGCGAATTGCAATGTGGGTGAATTGCAATGTGGGTGAATTTGAAATGTGGGCGAATTGCATCACATACTCCGCTGCGCCAGCTCGCGGACTTTGCCCCTACGACACACGTAAACATACTCACACCATGCCCATGATGCTTTTTTTGTGTATTTACATGTATATTTACACGTATTTACATGTATATTTGCGAACGTCCAGAAAACACACGTGTAGGGGCTAATTGCAATTAGCCCTCCCACATGGGGGCAATTGAAAACATGGGCGAATTGTAATGTGGGTGAATTTGTAACAAGGACGAATTTGCAATGTCAGCGATTCGAGGAAAAAACGCACGCAACAGCATAAGGGCGAATTACAATTCGCCCCTACGACACACGCAAAAAACCTCATGCCAATATCACTGACCTCTGCTCACTCTTCACTCTTCACTCTTCACTCTTCACTTTTCACTGACCTCTCCCCTCTCACTTCTATTCTCATTTTTCACAACGATTCTTCTTGACTTGTACATCAAAAATGTTGTACTTTTGCATCGAATTTAAAACAGGTCTTAGGCGTTAGTCTACGAAACCCTAATACCCCATAATCCTAAAACCATGAACAAAGAAGAATTTTTATCGCTCTTGACAGAGAAATTTTCAGGAATGGATGCCGCTCACTTGGAGTCCTTAGCTGCTTCCTTGGCTGCCCAACAGCCTGATGCTCACCAAGGACAAGCCTTGGTCAATAAGCTCACCACAGAGCAAGTGGCGGACTATCTTGCGGCAACAACCCCCACCCCGACAGGCTCAACTCCCTCTGTAGCAGGGGATACCCCAAGTGCTGCGGACTCCTTGGACAAGCGCATCGAGGAGAGTGTACGAAAGGCTGTGCTGGCTTTCGAACAGCGCCTAAGCCTATTCGAGACACAACAAAAACAACAGCTACAACACAACCGCCTTCAGGAGGTACTCGCCCAGTGCCAAGATAGTAATTTCCGCATGCAGAGTCTCCGTGACTTCCCCCTAATGCACTTTGCTACCCCTGCCGATTTCGAACAATATTTACAACAAAAGAAAAATGACGTACAACAAGCAAATCAAACCCTCGCCAACAGAAGCTTGGCATTACAACACCCACCTTTTTACACCAAGGAGACACCGCGCCAGAATGTCTCTCCTGCGGTGGTCTCTTTTATCCAACTCCAAGCCAACGCGCAGCAACAATTCAAAGGAAAACAAGTATAACTCTTTTACCAACAACGACCTATGAAATTACACATTACCGAATCCTACCCCTCCCCAGGTCTTTTTATGCACACCCTGGCCGACCTCTCCGGTGGGGTAACCATTACAACAGAGGTCTTAGGGGGCGCTAAACTGATCGCAGGAACGCCTATCGGCAAGGACTCCCTCGGGCGCTATGCTGCCGTGAAAACAGCCCGAACCTCCACTACCCTGACAAGCGCCTCTGCTACTGAGATAAAGATTGCCAAGGGACATCACTTCCTCCCTGGGGACTATATCGCTGCGGATACCGCTAAGGGGCAGAAAATCAAAACAGTCAATAAGCAAAACCCTGAGTATGACCTCCTGACTCTTGAGACGGCTTTAGGAGTGGAACTCCCTAAAGAAACACCCCTATTCCAGTCCAAGGGCAATGACCTCCTCCCCAAGGTAACCCCCGTGGCTTTGGCCTCCTACACCTACTTGGTGCCTATGCGCGAGGACCTTTTCTGTGCCGCTTGGGTGAGTTGCGTAGTGAGTGAAGCTCTCATGCCCCCTATGCCTAAAACCATCAAAGACGCCCTCAAAGGAGTTATCTTTTTATAATGATCAATTTTCAATGATCAATGATTAATTTTCAATGATCAATTTTCAATGATCAATGATTAATTTTCAATGGTCAATGGTCAATGGTCAATGGTCAATTTTCAATGGTCAATGTCCAATCATTATTCATTGTTCATTATTCATTGTTCATTATTCATTGTTCATTATTCATTAATCATTGTTCATTAATCATTATTCATTAATCATTAATCATTAATCATTAATCATTAATCATTAATCATTGTTCTCTAATTATTAAAAAAATGAATGCATCACTTATGACAGGTCTTAACCAGACCGATTTGCAAGCGGTTGTAGGCTCCTACAATCTCGAACAATATTATTATCCTACTCTTTTTCCTTTGCGAGAGGCTTCTACCCTCTCGTGGCGTATGCTTCAGGGGCAAGCAGGGCTAAAAGTAGCCGGAGATATCATCGCTCGTGGCGCTTCTATCCCTAAGAAAAACCGCAAAGGACTCTCTAAGCTCTCTGGGGATATCCCTAAGCTCTCCATCGCTCGTGAGAAGAATGAGGACGAACTCACTGAGTACGACCTAATGGTGGCTGCCTGTGGCGCCAACCCCGATATGCTCTCCCTTATCGAGTTCTGGGCTGATGACACCAAGGCCTGCTGGCATGGTATCGCTGCTCGTGCCGAATGGATGGCGCTCCAACAGATTTCCTTAGGACGCTTCTCGCTGACTACCGAGAACAACGCTTCTGTGGTAAGTCAGTACGACTTGGATTACCAAATCCCTGCCGCTCAGAAAATAGGAGTAGAGGCCTCTTACAACAATAATACCACCGGAAAACCCCTCTCCAAGGACTTCATCAAGGCCTTGCGCTTAGGACAACAGCTCCATGGGGTCTCTTACAAATATGCCTTTATGAACGTGGATACCTTCCTCAAGTTTGCCTCACAAGAGGAAGTAGGCAAGCGCTGTGCTCCCTATGCGAATGCTCCCCTTGCCGATGCTCCTGACCTGAGTACCGTCAACGCCTACCTTGCCAAGCATGCCGAGACTTATCGCGGTTTGCAGATCATCGTCATCGACCAAGAGGTCTCCTTGCAATCCATCAGTGGAGAGACAAGGACGGCCAACCCCTTCGAGGACGACGTGATTCTCTTCTCCGAAAGCAAGGTCTTGGGCAACACCTACTGGAAAGCCCCTATCGACATGAAGATGACTTCCTCCCACGCCCTAAAAGTACTCCATGGGCATACCCTGATCAAGAAGTATTCCGAAGAATCCCCTGTGCGCGAGGTCACCGAGGGCATCGCCAACCTCTTCCCAGCCTGGAACCTCGCCGCTCGCTCCATCCTTATGCAAACCAACAGCACCTCATGGAACAAGAACTAATGACCAATGCTCTATACCTGAGCCGTACCCTCTCGCCCTTAGGGATAGAGAAGGAAACCCTCGAGCTGCTTCTGCTCAAAGCGCAGCTATCTCCACAAGCCCCCGTGGAGATAGCCCGCTGCGACAGAGCCATCTACCAATTCTTCTCCTTGATACTGGCACCCGCCTCCCTGAAGAAAAGCGAAGGTGCCTATTCCCAAAGCTGGAACTTAGAAGCCCTCAAGGAGTACTACACCGCCCTATGCTATGAGCTGGGCGAGCGCAACATCCTCTTCCCCTCCCACGCCCCTAAACTCAACGATCAATCACAGATATGGTGATGAAGAGTGAAGAACGGAGGAAGTGAAGAACGAAGAACGAAGAACGGAGGGAGTGAAGAACGAAGAATGAAGAACGGAGGGAGTGAAGAACGAAGAACGAAGAATGTAGCCAGCGAGTGCCCACAGCTAACTTCACTTTTCTCTCTTCACTTTTCTCTCTTCACTTTTCACTCTTCGCTCTTCTCTCTTCACTCTTCACCACATACCCAAGCTCATTCGCTTGGCTACACTTTTCACTTTTCACTTTTCACTTTTCACTTTTCACTCTTCACTCTTCACTCTTCACTCTTCACTCTACTCAAAAATGCTTTACCCTCATTATCTTTTTCTTCTTACTCCTTCCCTCTCCCAGCAGCGGGGGGATGGCACATGGATGGCCAGTACCCTCTCGCGCTCCTTTGCCTGCCGCTGCTTGCAGGAGGCCAATAGCAAGGGGCAAGAAGTACCTCTGGCCAATAGCCTCTACCATCATGTACAGACCGCCAATGCCTCCTTTCGCCGCTTCGCCTATGTGGTGTACCTCCCCCGTGATGCTCCACACATTGCCGAGGGCTCCCTTATCCTTATTACCAACGACCCCGAAGGCAACGACCCCCGTAGCTGCTCCATGGTACAGAAATACGACCAAGGACAGCTGCATAATAGAATCTTTTTATAATCATTATTTTCGTGACTTTCGAAATAGAAACCCATCTTTACCAGCTTCTTTCCACCCCTGAGGTAAGGAAGCGTCTTGGACTCAGCGGGGGCATTTACTTAGGCAATGACCGTCCTAATGACTCACAGAAGGAGGATATAGTCATCCAGTGTCTTGCCTGCCGCTACCTTCGCCCCAAGGGACAACCCCCGAGTGAGAAGCTACCCCCTCCCAGTGGGCAGGCACAGATTCTCCTCTATGTCCCTGACCATTACGTATATATGGGGAGGATAGGCGCTCAATACGTATCCCCACGCTACCGCCTGAAAGAACTCTGCCAAGAGGTTATCAGCGCCCTACGTGCCTCATGGGTACAAGGAAACATACACTATATTATTGACAGACAAACTCTTACTTCTTTTCCTAAAATACACCAACATGCAGCCACTATCACCCTCCGTTTTTAAGAAACAATATCTCCCCTATGCTATTGAGAGCGAACGACTTACGGGTATTTCCGCCCTATTTAGTCTTGCCCAAGCGGCGCTGGAGACAGGCTGGGGCGCCCATACCCCCGGCAATATGTTTTTCGGTATCAAGGCCACCGCACTCACCCCTGACCACCTCAAGCAGCTGTTGCGCACCCAAGAGATACTCCCTAAGCCCGCTCGTAAGGGCGACTTCCCCGAGATTCTCAGCATCACCCCGCTGCCCAATGGCAAATACCTACACGTGGTCAAGGACTGGTTTCGCCGCTACGACTCCCCCGCCGAGAGCTTCCTGCACCACGCCCGCCTGCTCACTCGCAACCCTCGGTACCGCCAAGCACTCCTCCACCGCGAAGACCCTCTCGCCTTTGCTCACTTCATCACACAAGCAGGCTATGCCACCGACCCCGACTACGAAGGCAAACTCAGGAGAATTATACGAAAGATCAATGAACAATGATTAATGAACAATGATTAAAAATTAAAAATTAAAAATTATTATGAAATTTTTCTTTTTCTCTCTTTTACTCCTTGTCAGCTGTAGGAGTGTCAAGAAAAGCCAAGAGCATACACAACTTTTCCAGCAACGTGATTCTGTGGAAGCCTATCACGAGTATAGGGGCGAGAGTCTCTTGCGGGAGTGGCATTCGCAAGAAATCGCCTTGGAGGTTGTCCCCGCCGATAGTCTCGCCCCTGCTGCCTCGTCTTCGCCCCTGCCCCTCTCGCCCGAGCCAGTGCCCTCCCTGTCCCTTTCGCCCCTGCCAGCGCCCTCCTTGCAAGGGGTGGTTATCTCCCAGCAGAAGACAGCACAAGGGCAGACCCTTTCCATACAAGGGGCGAAGGTGCTAAAACTGCACTTTAGGGAGAAAACACTCCAGGAGCAGCTCAAGGAGCATGAGCAGCGAACCACAGAGAAGCAGACCCACCAGAGACATATTCGGGACACCCACAAACAAACCTTTGATCTGAGGAGACACCCCTACTTCTCCCTTTTCCTTTGGGGCGTGGCGATGCTGCTTCTTTTTCTATTACACCCGAGAAAACAAAAGTAAATGTTTCAGCTTTATTTTGTACCTTTGCAGCGAAAAAGACTCAGAGGGGAATGTAATCAATACTTTTATGGGGGTTCTTAAAACTAAATTCTTTAATCAGGTAGAAAAGTTTATAGATTTTCATACACACAAAGATAAGGGAGAAAATACAAACATTATCTTTCCCAATAAAAAATATGTATTTGCTCTAAACTATACAACAAATCTAATGTCTTATACTAATTTATTAGTTCCTTACCCTTGTTATAGTACTTGGTGTTGGCAATGGGCTATTGTAAATCCTGCTATTAAAATTGAAATTGAAAACGAAAAAAGAAGATGAAACATTTATTATTTACAGCATTCTTACTATTAGGGGTTATTAGCTATGCCCAAACTAAGGTTATAGTACCTCATCCTGAAACAGGAAGAGAGATGTTTTATTGAGGTATCAAAATAATTTCATATATTTGCTCTCTGAAAATTAATGTATTATGGAATTATTTAAGGGACAAAGCCTCTTAGAGTTTACTGAACGCTTTAAAACAGACTTAGTAATAATGGGAAGAATTTTCCTACATTACATAAGATAATACATCAAGTAACGTTTCCCAAAGTCAATTAGCATGTAGCCAAATAGACACCTCAAAAAATTTTTTCTAATTATTTTTGAGATTTCTTTGCAAAATACGAAAATTATTACTATCTTTGCAGAAAACCATGTTATTATGAACGAAAAAAGAAATATCAAGCAAAAAATTAATTTGTTTATAGGTTCCATAGGAGCCTTTATAGGAGTGGCGGTATTTGTAGCCTATATTCCTCAAATTATGGCCAACTTAGAGGGGCACAAAGCACAACCTTGGCAACCTTTGTTTGCAGCGGGGTCTTGTCTTATCTGGGTGGTGTATGGCTGGACAAAAGAGCCTAAGCCAGATTATATTCTCATTATCCCCAATTTGGTAGGGGTAGTTTTAGGATTCTTAACTTTTATTACTTCACTTTAAAGCTACTTGTATGTTTTTGCTTTGTCCTTAAAAGCAAAAACGATCACTAATCCCTACTTTGGAATAATTTGAGGTATCAAAATAATTTCATATATTTGCACTCTGAAAATTAATGTATTATGGAATTATTTAAGGGACAAAGCCTCTTAGAGTTTACTGAACGCTTTAAAACAGACTTAGATTACGTAAAGCATTTTTTATATGTTTTGAAATGACAACTACAACTAAAGGGTTATCAGCCTCACAAGTTGCTCGTTGTTATGAAATTAGTCGTCAGACTGCACATTATTTTATGCACAAGGTTCGTGAAGCTATGAAATCCAGTGAATCGCAC